AGGATCCGCGCCCGTCTTCCTTTTTCTCTCCCCACAATTTTTGGAAGGGGCCCGCATGGCGCGTAGGAAGCAGCCTGAGGGCCTTTCGGGTTTGGCTGCGACTGGTGACCGCCGCGCATCGCTCGAGGCGTTACGTGACCTGCTGGCGCGTCAGTTGGAAATCGCGGAAAGGGACGTGCCGGCTTTGGCGCGTCAGTTGCGTGAGGTCATGGCCGAACTTGACGCCCTCCCAAACCCGAACGAAAAGAGCCCTGTTGACGAGCTCACGAGAAAGCGCGACGCGCGGCGCTCAAAGGCCGCGGGTTAGTTCGGTTCCTGAGGCGGTTTCGTCGGCTGGTGCCGAGGCTGTTGAGTTGGCGGCCACGGCTGGTTTGCATTTGGACCCGTGGCAGCAGTTCGTTTTGCATGGGGCTTTGGGTGAGCGGGCTATGGGTAAGGGGAAGCCGCCGAAGTGGTCGGCTTTTGAGGTGGGTTTGGTGACGCCTCGGCAGAATGGCAAGAATGGGATTCTTGAGGCGCGGGAGTTGGCGGGCCTGTTTCTGTTTGGGGAACGCCTGATCCTGCATTCCGCGCATGAGTTCAAGACGGCGCAGGAAGCTTTCCGCAGGGTCATGTTCCTTGTGGAGAACAATGACGATTTGCGGAAGCGTGTGGCGCGGGTGCGCACGTCGCATGGTGAAGAGGGCATTGAGTTACGCGACGGCGCCCGTTTGCGTTTCATTGCTAGGTCTACGGGGTCGGGTCGAGGGTTCAGCGCGGACTGTGTGATCCTTGACGAGTCGTACGCCTTGTCGTCTGAGGCTATGGGCGCCCTGTTGCCGACGTTGTCGGCGCTGCCCAACCCTCAGGTGTGGTACACCTCGAGCGCAGGTAAGCGTGACAGCACGCAGCTGATGATGATTCGGGACCGTGGCCGCGCGGGCGGTGACCCTGGTTTGGCTTACTTTGAGTGGTCGGCGCCGTTGAACGCTCAGGCCGATGATCCTGAGGCGTGGGCGGCTGCTAATCCCGCGTTGGGTATCCGCATTGAAGCGGAGTTCATTGGGCGTGAGTTCGCGGCCCTGCCCATCAGTGAGTTTCGCCGTGAACGCCTGGGCATTTGGGATGACGAGTCTGCGGGTGCGGATTGGGTGATCCCCCTTGAGGCGTGGCAGGCGTGCGCTGACGCTGGTTCAGAGATTGAAGACCCGGTGGTGTTTGCGCCTGACGTGTCCATTGACCGGTCGTGGGCGTCTATCTCGGCGGCGGGTATGCGGGAAGACGGCATGGCCGGTGTGGAAGTCATTGACTACAGGCGGGGCACGTCGTGGGTGGTTCCACGTTTGGCTGAACTGGTGGAACGCCACGGGGCTTTGGCTATCGGGGTGGACCCTGGTGGGCCGTGCGGGTCCCTGATTCCTGAGCTCGAGCAGTTGGGGGTGCCGCTGGTGACGATGTCGGCGCGGGACATTGCCCAGGGCTGTGGCGCGTTCTATGACGCGGTTGTGGAACAGCGGGTGCGGCATCGTGACCAGGCCGAGTTGAACGCCGCTGTGGGTGCCGCACGTAAACGCCCGTTGGGTGATGCGTGGGCGTGGGCCCGTAAGGGTGCCGCGTCCGAAATCACAACTTTGATTAGCGCCACGGTGGCGTTGAAGACGTACACGGAAGCCACGGCTTCCCGACCTGTGGATGTGGCCTCAAGTGTTTGGTGAAGGGAACCCCATGCCTCGGACTCCGTTCCTGTTGGACGCGGCGGGCATTGTGCTGATTGCTACGGGCGCGTTCCTGTGGTCAACGGTGGCGGGGTTCGTTGTCGCGGGCCTGGGGCTCATCGGCATTTCTTGGCTTTCTGAGCGTGAGGACAACAGCGAATGAGCCTGATTCGACGCATTGCCACGGCGCGTGAGGTTCGTTCCGATGTGGCGTGGGGTGGGGTGCCGCCGTTCCCTGTGAACTCGCAGCAGCCTGGTTCGTCTACGTATGCGGGTGTGCCGTTGACGCCGGATTCCGCGTTGCGTCACGCAGCGGTGTGGGCGTGTATCCGACTCATCTCGGGCACGCTGGGGCAGATGCCCCTTGAGGCTGTGCGCTATGACGGCAACATTGCTAGGCCGGTGGGTGAGGCCCCTGACCTGTTGACTTCCCCGTCCGCGCTGGTGCCCCGTTCCGCGTGGGTGGAAGCGGTCCTCACGTCCCTACTGTTGCGGGGCAACGCGTACGGGCAGGTCACGGAGTACGGCGCCGATGGGGTGCCTAAGCGCATCGAGCTGATAAACCCTGAGATTGTTCGCCCCGAGTTGGACAAGTCCACGGGCAGGGTCGTCTACTACATCACCGTTGGTGGGGAACGCGCCGTGCATGAGCGGTGGCCGTTGGGCGACATTTGGCACGTTCCCGGTTTGCTGCTGCCTGGCGGGTTCGTGGGCTTGTCCCCCATTGAGTATGCGAAGCAGTCCATTGGGCAGGGCCTCGGTGCTGAAAAGTTCGGGGCTCAGTGGTTCGGTGAAGGTGGGGTGCCGGCGGCGATTCTGACCACCGACCAGCCCGTCACCGAAGAGCAAGCATCCACCGTCAAAGCCCGATTCATGCAGGCCGTGAAGGGTCGCCGTGAACCGGCGGTGCTGGGGGCTGGTGTCAAGTATGAGCAAATCCAAGTGGCGCCAAATGAGTCTCAGTTCATTGACGCCCAACGATGGAGCGCGGAACAGGTGTGCCGTGTGTACGGCATTGACCCCACCATGTTGGGTGTGTCTTCCGGTTCAGGCTCAACCGTCACCTACGAAAACCGTGAATCTCGAGTGAGTGACTTCCTCGCGTTTGGTATTGGGCCGTGGCAGCATCGCGTGGAAGAGGCCATGACTTCGCTGCTGCCCCGCCCCGAGTTCGTGAAGTTCAAGACCGGGGCCATTCTCAGGTCCGACATTCAGACGCGTTACCAAACGTATGCCGTGGCTGCGCAGATTCAGCAGGCCACGGGCCGCCCGCTACTCACCACAGATGAAATGCGGGCGCTAGAGAACTTGCCGCCTCTTCCCGATGTGGCAACGCCTGGGGGTCCGAACGGAAGCGAAAACGAATGACGGAACGCACACTACAGCGGCGGGCAGTTGAAGCCGGCTGGGAGATTCGCCAGGAGCATGACGGCACCGTGGGTTTGTGCGGATACGCGGCCCTGTTTGATACGCCGTCACACGGTGAGGTGATCCGGTCAAGCGCGTTCACCAAGACCCTTGCCGAGCGTGCAGACGTGCGCCTACTCGTCAACCATGACGGTGTGCCGATTGCTCGCACAAAGTCTGGCACTCTCATGTTGACTGTGGATGAGCGCGGCCTGTACATGGAGGCCCCGAACCTTGACATGAGCAACCCGACGGTGCAGGAACTTGTCAGCGCCATGGCACGTGCCGACATAGACCAGTGCAGTTTTGCTTTCGTTCCAGTGCGCGAGAACTACGACCCTGAAACGAAGCTCAGGGAAATCCTCGAGTGCAAACTAATGGACTGCAGCGTGGTCACCTACCCATGGTACGAATCCACGTCTGTTGAGTTGAACAGCCTTGAGGCCGCACTCGCAGAGGTGCGTTCCGGCGCCGTGACCCCTGAGGCTAGGGACACCATCATGCGTGCCCTCAGCCTGTGCCTCGAGGTCAACATCACGGACGACGACGACGACCACGAGGACGTGGTTGACGATGTCACCGAACCGGTAGAGGACGGACTGCCCGCCTCCCCCACCCCCGAAACTCCCGAGGCCACTGAGCCACGGGCCGCACGCAAGATCGACATTGCGCGCACCCTGTATCTGCGCTGATCCACGCAGGCACAACGTGACGCCGGAACCCGTCGAGGTTTGATCCACCCCGACACGGTCACCACCTCACGACCCTTTCCCTTACCCATCACACTCCCTAGGAGATGCTTTGTCCCTTCGTGACTCCCTTGTCGCGCAGCGTGACGCGAAGCTGGCTGAGGCCAAGGCCGTCGTTGAGGCGGCAGAGGTCGAGGCCCGTGACATCACTGACGACGAGCTGACAGTGGTGAAGGAGGCCCGTGAGGCCGCCGACGCCCTCGAGGTTCGCGTGTCAGAGATTGACGCACTCGCTGATGCCCAGTCCCGTTCCGTTGCCGCTGCCCCGATGACCGCATCCGTGCAGGTCACCTCGGAGCCGGCCACCTACCGCAAGAATGGCGATACGTCGTACTTCCGTGACCTCGCCGCCGCGCAGCTTCGTGGCGACCGTGACGCCACGGACCGCCTCGTGCGCAATGACCGTGAGGTCCGCGCCATCAACACCACGGACACTTCTGGTGGCGAGTTCGTGCCGCCGCTGTGGCTCGTGGACGAGTACGTGCGCCTGGCGCGTGCGTCCCGCGTTGCCGCTGACCTGCTCCCGAACCAGGCCCTTCCGGCTGGCACGGACAGCATCAGCCTTCCGAAGATCACCACGGGTACTGAGGTTGCTGCGCAGTCGTCGCAGAACTCCGGTTTCCAGAACACCGACATTGTGACCGCTTCGGCCACGTCGGCTGTTCACACCCTCGGCGGCATTCAGGTCATCAGCCTGCAGCTTCTCGAGCAGTCCCCCATTGCCGGTGGCATGGATCAGGTAATCATTTCGGACCTGGCCGCCGACTACGCCCGCGCCCTTGAGTCGTTCGTGCTCACCTCGGATGCGGCTGGCAAGCGTGGCCTGCTCAACGTCCCGTCGAAGATTGACGTGACGTACACCGACAGCACCCCCACGGTTGCTGAGATGTACCCGAAGATTGCTGACGCTATTCAGCAGATTCACACGCAGCGTTTCGCGGCGCCTTCGGCCATCGTCATGCACCCGCGCCGTTGGGCGTGGTTCCTCACCGCGCTTGACAGCACCAACCGCCCGCTGGTTGTGCCCGCCGCCAATGGCCGGTTCAACGGCACGGGCACGCTCGACAACGTCGCCGCTTCCGGTTTCGTTGGCACCATTCAGGGCGTGGACGTGTACGTGTCGTCGCTCGTCCCCACCAACCTCGGCACCGGCACCAACCAGGACCCCGTCTTGGTGTTCCGTCCCGAGGACAGCATCCTGTTTGAGGGTGCGCCCCGCGCGGAGGTCTTCCGCGAGACGTACGCCAACCAGGGTTCCGTTCTGGTTCGCATGTACAACTACGTGGCGCTTGCAACCGAGCGTTACAACAAGTCCGTGGCCGTTATCAACGGCACCGGCAACGTGGCGCCCACCTTCTAGTAGGTAGCCGTCACAACCCCGTGGACTGTCCCCCGCCCGTGTACAACCCCCTCACGGGCGGGGGACACCACCCCCCGACCATGGGAGAACCCACGTGATTGACCAGGGATACATTGACGCGTTGCAGCGTGAGCGGGCGCATTACGTGCGCACAGGCCAGCCCGCGCGCGTCGCGCTTGTGGACGCTGAGTTGAAGCGTGCCGGTGCCGTCACCAAGGCAACCCCTGACCCCGTCGTGGAAACCGCGACCGTGGAAGCCCCTGAGACAGCGGCTAGGCCACGCGCCACCCGTAAGGCGGCACGCGCCACATGACCGCCACATACGCCTTGCTCGAGGACGTGAAAGACGCCCTGCGCATCACCGACGACGTTGACGACCTCGTCCTGGCCGGTGTCGTTGAGTCCGCGTCACGCGCCATTGACCAGTACTGTGACCGCTACTTTGGGCAGACCGGCACGCAAGCCGCACCGGTGAACCGCCTGTACCGGGCACGCTCCCAGCAGGTAATGATTGACGACCTCGTCACCCTCACTGACGTTGGCGTCGAATACTCAGGCTTCGCGGAAACGTTCTCAAGCCTTGGCGCCAACAGTGTGTTGAAGCAGCCCGTGAACGCCAACACCGAAAACCCTTTGCGCCCGTTCACGTCGCTTCTGGCCAAGCCAGGAACAGTGTTGCCCCCTCCCCCTGGTTGGGTGCGCGTTACCGGTGTGTGGGGTTGGCCGACCGTTCCCCCGCAGATTCGGGATGCGTGCGTGCTGCAGACCGTGCGCCTGTTCAAGTCTAGGGACGTTCCCCTAGGTGTCATGGGTGGCGCCGACATGATGGGCGCCATTCGCCTCCCAGGTGGCCTGCACCCTGACGCACGCCAGCTGTGTGAACCGTTCCGGCGTTTCGGGATTGCGTAGCCGTGGCCGACCTTGCCGACATCATCAGCGGCCTAGCGGACAACCTCGGCACTATTGACAAACTGCGGGTGCAGGAAGAGGTGTTGGACACGGTGCCGATTCCGTGCGCCATCATCGGCCTGCCCACGTCTGTGGAGTTTGACGAGGTCATGGCCCGTGGCGCCGACCTTTACACGTTCACCGTTCGGGTGCTGGTTGCTCGAGCTTCGGAGCGGGCCGCACAGAGGGCCCTGTTCGATTACACGTCAGGCACCGGAACCAAAAGCATAAAGACGGCCATTGAGTCGGATTCAACGTTGGGCGGTGCAGCCGACACCGTGCAAGTGACCAGCGCCGGAAACCTTGGCGTGTACGGGTATGGCGACGTGGACTACCTCGGCGCTGAGTTCACTGTGGAGGTGATCGCGTGACGTTCGTGCACGCAAAAGAAAGCCGTTTCGTTTTCGGGTCTAGCGCCCTGGCCGCGTACCTGACCGGGTACACAACCAGCACCACCT